CGGTGGCGGTGCTGCTGCTGCTGGCCCAGTTGCTGGTTTCGATCCAATCCTTATCAGTTTGGTTCGTCGTTCGTTGCCTAATCTGATTGCTTATGACTTTTGCGGCGTTCAGCCAATGACTGGTCCTACAGGTTTGATCTTTGCAATGCGTACTAAGTACGACTCACAAGGCGGTACTGAAGCATTCTACAACGAAGCCAATACAAACTTCTCTGGCGCTAACGGTGCTATCACTGCTGGTTCGATGACTATTTCGGCTAACGGTACTGACGTATTTGTAGGTAACGCTGTTTCTGGTGCTGCAATGACTACTGGTTCCGCTGAAGCATTGGGTGACGGTGCTGCTGGTAACACATTCCAACAGATGGCATTCTCGATTGAGAAAGTTACTGTTACTGCTAAGACCCGTGCTCTGAAAGCAGAATACTCGATGGAATTGGCACAAGACTTGAAAGCAGTTCATGGTCTGGATGCTGAAACTGAATTAGCAAACATCCTGTCTGCTGAAATTCTTGCTGAAATTAACCGTGAAGTTATTCGTACAATTTACTTCACATCGAAGCGTGGCGCACAAGCAGGCACAACTACTAAGGGCGTGTTCAATCTGGATACAGATTCGAACGGTCGTTGGATGGTTGAAAAAATCAAAGGTTTGGCATTCCAAATCGAACGTGAAGCAAATCAAATTGCCAAGACAACTCGTCGCGGTAAAGGTAACATCATGATTTGTTCTTCTGATGTTGCTTCTGCTCTGGCAATGGCTGGCATTCTCGATTACAACTCAGCACTTGCTGGTCAAGTATCGTTGACAGTTGATGACACTGGCAATACATTTGCTGGTACAATCTTCGGTCGTATCAAAGTGTACATCGATCCATATTCACAAACTGGCTCTACTGCTGAATTTGCAGTTGTTGGTTACAAAGGTACGAATGCTTATGACGCAGGTTTGTTCTACTGCCCATACGTTCCTCTGCAAATGGTTCGTGCTGTTGATACAGGTACATTCCAACCTAAGATTGGCTTCAAGACACGTTACGGCATGGTTGCAAACCCATTTGCTGAAGGTACTGGCGCAGGTTTAGGTCGTATCGACACAGTTGGTGTAAACAACTACTATCGTTCGTTCGGTATCACTAACTTGATGTAATTTAAAGTCTCGACTATTCTTATAATAATAAGAGACTGATTGGGGGAGAAGAAATTCTCCCCCTTTTTTTATCCATATAAATACACATATGACCGCACTCAATAGAAATCCATCTAATCCAAACATGCTCCAAGGGAATAAGTTCCAGTTGAACTTTTCTAGAGCACCCAATCTTCAATACTTTTGTCAGACAATAACATTGCCTGGCTTATCAACATCTGAGATACCAGTAAACAATCCATTTGTTGAACTGTATGCTCCAGGTGAAAAAGCAATCTATGACACATTGAACATTACCTTTATGGTAGATGCAGAGATGACAGGTTGGTTAGAAATTCATGATTGGCTTCGTGGTATGACATTTCCAACTTCATTTGAAGAGTATGTAAATCTTGGACAACAAAATCGATTTACCACTACTGCTCAATCTAAAACCCCACAGTATGCAGATGGTGCGGTAACTATTCTTTCAGCATCAAACAAACCATATTTTAAATTTAACTTCTTTAATATGTTCCCAATTTCTATTGGTGGTTTTATGATGTCATCTACGGATACACCAGAGACTATTATTACTTCCGATGCCACATTTAGATTTACCTATTTTAATGTTGAAAAATTGATATAGATGTGTTATACTCCTAGAAGGAGGTAAGTTATGAGCAAACTTGATGATGTATTAAAAATGTGGGCAGACGATTCTAATATAGATCGTACTGAACCAGGTAAAGCACTGATAGATATTCCTAAACTTCACAGCAAGTATCTCAACATTCTATCACAACATAGACTGTTAGTGAAGGATGCCGAGTTTAAATATAACCGCATGAAGAAACTCAAGTGGGAATACTATACAGGTAAATTAGATGATGATGATTTGAAGAAACATGGTTGGGAGCCATTTCCATTCACCCTCAAATCCGACATCACTACATACTTGGATGCAGATGAAGATATCAATAAGTATCTGGCATCTAAGATGATGCATGAAGAAGTTGTTGATGTTTGTAATGCTATATTAAAAGAACTGAACTCTAGGACATTCCAACTTAGATCGTTCATTGACTGGGAAAAGTTTATACAAGGTGTCTGATCTAGTTTTATATAAGCAGAATGAAGCATTCATTCGATTCGCATGTGACAAAGGCATAGCACAAGAACTTGCCGACTACTTTACATTCTATGTTCCTGGTTATCAGTTCATGCCAGCATATAAGAACAGAATGTGGGATGGCAAGATTCGACTTGCTGATCTTCGTTCAACTACCATATATCATGGTCTTGTTCCATACATAGAAAAGTTCTGCATTGAAAGAGATTATAAGTTAGAAATCGATTCATCAATTAATTCTACTACAGATTTCTCGGTAGTGGAAGCAAAAGAATTTATTGCTACCTTAAATTTACCTCATGAAGTTCGGGACTATCAATTAAAAGCATTTGTTCATGCAATTAGAAATAAACGAATGCTTTTGCTTTCACCTACCGCATCAGGCAAATCTCTAATACAGTACATCATTCTAAGGTACATACAACGCAATCACAAAAAAGGTTTGCTAATTGTTCCTACTACATCATTGGTAGAACAAATGTATAAAGATTTTGAAGATTATGATTATGATTCAGAAAAATATTGTCATAGACAATACTCAGGTAAAGATAAGACTACTGAAAAGTTTTTGACTATCACAACATGGCAATCAATCTATAAGAATCCACCAGAATACTTTGAACAGTTTGATTTCGTTCTTGGTGATGAAGCACACCAGTTCAAAGCAAAGTCATTGACAACCATCATGACTGGTCTGACTAAAGCAAAGTATCGAATTGGTTGTACAGGTACTATTGATGGCACAAATACGCATCGATTGGTGCTAGAAGGTTTGTTTGGACCAGTGTTTCAATCTACTACCACTGCTGAATTGATTGAGAAGAAACAATTAGCAGACTTCAAAATCAAAGCATTGATACTCAAGTATCCAGAAGAAGCATGTAAAGCATCACGTGGTTGGGACTATCAAAATGAGATAGAATATATAGTAAAGAGTAAGTATCGAAATGAATTTATTCGTAACTTGGTGTTGTCGTTAGAAGGTAACTCACTTGTATTATTTCAGTTAGTTGAGAGACATGGTAAAGAACTGCATAAGATTATTAAAGAGAAGGCTGGTGATCGCCACGTTTTCTTTGTGTATGGTGGAACAGATGTTGAAGTCCGTGAACAAGTTCGTGAGATTACAGAGACACAAAATGATGCAATCATCGTTGCCTCTTATGGCACTTTTAGTACCGGCATCAATATACGGAATTTGCATAATGTCGTATTTGCTTCTCCAAGCAAATCAAGAGTAAGAAATTTACAGTCTATTGGTCGTGGTCTTAGAATAGGTGAGAACAAAACTGAGGCAGTTCTATATGATATTGTAGATGATTTTCGTACAGGCAAACATGTGAATTTTACCTTGAAACATTTTGCCGAACGTGTTAAAATATACGATGAGGAAAAATTCAAATACAAGTTCTACAACATAGAGGTCAAGAATGCATAATGTAAAAATTATAAGAATGCAGACTGGTGAAGATATTATGGCATCTATGATAGGCGAAGAACAAGAAGAAACAGTTCTTCTTGAAGATCCAATGAGATTGATATTTCGCCGGATGCCTACAGGTCAAACTGTAATGATGATGATGCCATGGTTACCAGTAGAATTGATCAAAGATAATAGTGCATTGGTGTATAACTCGGATATAATTACTATTGTTGATCCAAAAGAATCGATGATAGAGTATTATGAAAATCTTGTAATCAAAACTATGCTTGAGATGGAAAAGTCTGAAGATATGATTGCAGGGTTGTTGAAAGATCAAGCGGGTGAAGAAGATGATAGTGAAGAAGAGTATAGTATGGAAGACTTAATTCAATTTGTAGAAGAAGTGAAGAACAGAACATTACATTAATATAGGTGATTCGTTATGATAGAAAATATGATTAAAGAACTTAGCAGAATTGCTAAGCCAAAGTATATACAAAATTATGATAACTTTAATCCAGAAAAAGACTATGTGCTTTACTCTGGACAATACTGGGATCACAATGAAATAGAATTGGCAATGACTGCTTTTCTTACTGGTGCATGGATAGCATCAGGTGAAAACGTCTTAAAATTCCAAGAAGCATTTGCCAAGAGATTTAATGCTGGCTATTCTCATATGGTCAATTCTGGCAGTTCAGCAAATCTTGCTATGCTTGCCGCACTCAAATCACACTTCAAATGGAATGATGGTGATGAAATTATTGTTTCTCCTGTCGGCTTTGCTACCACAATCGCTCCTATCGTTCAGACAAATCTAAAACCAGTTTTTATTGACATTGAGTTTGATACCCTAAACTTTGATGTCAATCTAATTGAAGAAAAGATTACACCAAAAACAAAAGCAATTTTTGTTTCACCAGTTCTTGCTAATCCACCTGATATGGATAGAATAGTCGATATATGTAATCGACACAACATCCTATTAATCGGTGATAATTGTGATTCATTGGGTACAATGTGGGATGGCAAGTTGATCAATGAGTTATATTTCGCATGGTCATGTTCGTTCTATCCAGCACATCATATCTCCACAGGTGAAGGTGGTATGGTATCATCAAACGATAAAGAGTTTATCGAAACCGTTAGAAGTATTTCTTGGTGGGGTCGTGATTGCTATTGCATTGGTATTAATAATACATTGCCTTGCGGTACCTGTGGTAAACGTTTTTCCAATTGGTTAGATAATTATGATGGTATCATTGATCACAAATATATATTTAGGCATGCTGGTTACAATATCAAACCATTAGATTTACAGGGTGCTATTGGTCTTGCTCAATTAGGTAAGATTGATGAGATTGAAACTAAACGTAGATTGCACAAGAATAGAATCGAAGAATTGTTAGTTAAACATATTGGCATCAAGCCTGTCAAAGTATTAGACAAATCTGATCCATCTTGGTTTGGTGTTCCAATTGTATGTGAGTCGCAAGAACAAAAAGAATTCATGGTCGATTTCTTTGAGTCAAATCGAGTTCAGACACGTCCATACTTTGCTGGTAATATTTTGTTGCATCCTGGTTTTAAAAACTTAGATGATTTCAGTAAGTATCCTAATGCGAACAAAGCATTATCTCATGTATTCTTTTTAGGATGCCCACCATTTTATAATGAGAAGGTGTTTGCTTATCTTGAAGAGGTAATGCAAAAATGGTAAACGATCTACAAGTATTCGGCGGACATGGTTTTATTGGGTCAAAATTTGTACAGACTCATGACAATTGTATTGTGAATGATAAACATGATTATACAGTTAAATCGAAAAATATTTTATATTTTATTTCGACAATTACAAATTATAACATGAAAGTCAATCCGTACATTGACATTGAAACAAACTTGATTACCTTGATGCGTGTATTGGAACAATGTAAAGATAAAGATGTTACCTTTAATTTTATTAGTTCATGGTTTGTCTACGGACATACTGACATGCCCGCAACCGAAGAATCCATATGTAATCCATCAGGCTTTTATTCTATCACTAAACGAGCAGCAGAAGAACTTCTGATCTGCTATTGTAAGACATTTAATATTAAGTATCGCATCCTTCGTTTATCTAATGTGGTGGGTAGCGGTGATCCTAAAGCATCACCAAAAAAGAATGCACTTCAACATCTAATCAATGAAATCAAAGCAGGTAATGATATTAATGTTTATGAGGGTGGTGGAATGTTGCGTGATTATATTCATGTTTCGGATGTATGCAGAGCATTGAATATTGTGATGGAAAAAGGTGAACTTAATACTGTCTATAACATTGGTAATAACGAACCAATTAGATTTATCGATATGTTAGATTATGCCAAGAAGATTACAGATAGCAAAAGTAACTTTAATACCATATCACAACCTGAGTTTCACAAGACTGTTCAGGTACTTTCTATGTGGATGAAAGCAGAAAAATTAAAAGCACTTGGATACGAACCATTCATTGATAAAGAAAAAATGATTGAGGACATGATTCGATGAATTTATGTTTATACCAATCTTATTACAGTGAAGAGCAATTAAGTAAACTAAGTCCTGTATTCATTCCGTATAATAACTTAAATAATCCTAAGCCACTTCTTAGAGAATACCCAATGTGGAAACAACTCTATGAGAATCATAAAGGTACGGATGCCTATTGGGGATTATTATCTTGGCGTTGGATGGAGAAAACACATTTAGAACCAGAAGTTTTTCGTGCATGGATATTAAATAATCCTGGTTACGATGTCTATCACATTGATCCATTTCTTGATGTTGCTGCTACACATACTAACATATGGACGCAAGGAGACATATGGGTTCCTGGCATGATAGATTTCTGTAATAGATTATTTCCAAAATTGGGAATCAATACTAAAGTTGAAGATTATGTGTATCATCCAGATGACTTTGCCACTTGTAATTATTATATTGGTAATGAGAATTTCTGGAAAAGTTTTATTTCATTCCTAGATGAATGTTTGAATATCATTGAAGATGATCCCGAAATGAAACATTACATGTATGAGAAAACAATTTCGTATAATGGAAATCAAGTACCAGGTTTTCCATTTGTGACTGAGAGATTATTTTCTCTGCACAATATACTATATAAAAAAACTAAAGTTAAAAAATTCCCAATAGACTATCCAAATTATAAAACAATTTATGGAGAAGCGCATACTGGATTAGTTAGTCTTTATAATAGAAAGAAAACACTATGATCAACAATTTTGATCTTGATTCTTTGAGAGAAGAATACAAGCAAGGCAAACCTTTCAATTACGTTGTCATTGATAACTTCTTTAAGGAAAATGTCGCAGAACAACTATCAAACGAGTTCCCAGATTATAACGATGACAAAGTTTGGAACATCTATAAGAATCCACTAGAGAACAAGAGACTGACTCCAGATTGGAATTTGTTTCCTGCTTTGACATATAGAGCATTTACTTTTTTAAATACTCCAGAATTTATCAATCAGATTGAACATATTATTGGGATTGAAAATATCAAACCTGATATGGGATTACATGGTGGTGGCTGGCACGTAACCCCAGGTGGTGGCAAATTGAACATACACATGGATTATTCTGTTCATCCAAAATTAAAAATAGAACGCAGAGCGAATCTAATAATCTATCTATCACATTGGCAACAAGAATGGGATGGTGCTTTGCAACTGTGGTCACATGATGAAACTACAAATGGACCTAAAGAATGTGTAAGTAAGGTTGAGGTAAAATTCAATCGTGCAGTAATCTTTGACACAACACAAAATTCATGGCATGGTTTACCTGATGAGATTAAAGCGCCTTCGAATGTCTTACGTAAGAGTCTAAATATATATTACTTAACTGAGCCAAGAGAAGGAATCTCTTCAAGAGAAAGAGCATTGTTTTCGGCACACAAAGACCAAAAGAATGATGAGAATATTAGACAATTGATCGTAAAAAGATCGAGTTCTGAGACAATTAAGGATGCATATAGAACAGAATGATGTTATACTAATGAATGCAGTATAATATCTAATAAGGATTCCAATCACTACACAAGCAGTTTACGCCCGAATTTTAAAGTTGTCAAGGATTAATTAAGGTAAATATATTATGGCTACAAATCACTATGTAAACAATGCCGACTTTCTGGCAGCACTAATCAAGTATCATGAAGATTGTGCAGAAGCAAAAAAAACAAATGGTCCAGAGCCAAAGATACCGAATTACATCGGTGAATGTTTTTTAAAGATTGCAGAGCATCTATCCCGTAAGCCAAATTTTATTTCGTATACTTATCGTGACGAGATGATCTGTGATGGCGTAGAGAATTGTATTCAATACTTCCGTAATTTTGATCCTGCCAAATCTAAGAATCCATTTGCATATTTCACTCAGATAATTTACTATGCTTTTCTCCGCAGGATCATGCGTGAGAAGAAACAACTCTATGTAAAGTACAAGGCAACTCAACAGTTTGGATTATTGGATGAGGGTGAGATGTTTGAAGATGAGAACGGTCACATGAAACAGTTTGAACTGTACGACAACATATCGGAATTTATCCACAACTTCGAGGAAAATAAGAGGAAAAAAAAGGAAAAGAAAACGGAAGGCCTTGAATCTTTCCTAGAAAATGATGTAGAATAGTAGTATGAAAATTTGCATACTTGGCGATACACATCACGGAATGCGTGGTGACTCTTTAGACTTTCATAAATATATGGAGAAGTTCTACACGAACACGTTCTTTCCATATCTAAAGGATCACAATGTTACTACCGTTATACAACTTGGTGATCTATTCGACCGTCGGAAGTTTATTAACTTTAACTCACTTTACCTGTGCCGTAAATATTTCTTCGAGAAATTACAAGAACATGGTATACTGTTCATTACATTGTTGGGAAACCATGATGTCGCATTCAAAAACACCTTACAGGTTAACTCATCACAATTACTCTTAAACGAGTATGACAACGTTACTGTATGTGATTCTTTTACTACACTTAACTTTGACGGCATTGATGTTGATATCATACCTTGGTTATGTGATGATAATGAAGATGCTATCTTTGATCAAATCAAACAAACAAAATCACAAATCTGTTTAGGACATTTTGAACTTCAAGGTTTTGAAATGGAACGTGGAGTATTTTGCCACGAAGGTTTAGATAAGAATAAACTTTCCAAGTATGATATAGTTCTTTCTGGTCACTTTCATCACAAGTCAAATGATGGTCACATCTTCTATGTTGGCACACCAGGTGAGATAACTTGGTCAGACTACAAAGACCCAAGAGGGTTCCATATCTTTGATACGCATACCCGTGAAATGGAATTCATAGAGAATCCATACCGCATGTTCTATAAAATAAACTACGATGATGCCTTAGAAAATATGGCAGAACAATATAAGGCATTCGACTATTCAATATATGAAGGTTCTTATGTTAAAGTGGTAGTGATAAACAAAATAAATCCATTTTTGTTTGACATAGTAATAGACCAATTATACAAAGCAGGTGCTGCTGACATTTCTATCGTTGAGGACTTTACCGAAGTCACTCTTGATGCAGATCAAGACTTGATTGATCAAGCGGAAGACACCATGACGATTCTTTCCAAATATATTGATAACTTGACACTGAATGTTGAAAGTGATAAACTTAAAGGTCTAATGCGTGAACTTTATGTTGAAGCAATTAACACCGAAACTGAATGATAATATTCAAAACACTCCGCTGGAAAAACTTACTTTCAACGGGTAATCACTTTACAGAACTAAAACTAAACAGTAATACCAACACTCTAGTTGTTGGTACGAATGGTTCTGGTAAGTCCACCATGCTGGATGCGTTATGCTTTGCCTTGTTTGGCAAACCATTTCGTAATATAAACAAACCTAATCTATTAAATTCAATCAACGGTAAAGATTGTATTGTAGAAGTTGAGTTTGATATTGGTAACAAAAAATATAAAATTGTTCGTGGCATCAAGCCAAATTTGTTTGAGATATATCAAGACGGTGAATTGGTTAATCAAGATGCCGCAGTACGGGACTACCAAGAGTATTTGGAAAAGTTTATTTTAAAATTAAACTACAAGTCATTTACACAGATTGTTATTCTCGGTTCAGCATCTTTTACACCGTTCATGCAATTGTCGGCATCAGACCGTCGTGCAATCATAGAAGATTTGTTGGACATTGAAATCTTTTCTACTATGAACAGTTTGGTAAAAGAAAGAACTTCAGCAAATAAAGAACAAACCTTTGTAAAGAAAAGTGAGATAGATTTACTGTCACAGAAATATAGTCTGAAGAAAGAACACCAAGACAAACTCAACGAAGATAAGGATGTAAAGGTAAACGAATATGCTAGTGAGATACAAAGTTGCAGAGAAACCATACGCACCCTACATAGAGAGATTGACGATCTGGAGCGACAGAAACAAACATATATCGACATCTGCTCGAAAATTCCTGAAAATGAAAAAACGCTTACTACGTTTAAAAAAGTTGAATCAAAAATTGAGAGCAAGATATCCCAAGTGGGAACAGATAGAAAGTTCTATGAACACAATGCTGATTGCCCAACGTGTAGGCAGGCCATTACCTTGGAGTTTAAAGAGGGGCACTTGGGCGATCTACTATCAAAAGAGCAGGAACTTGTTAGTGGTCTAACAGACCTTCAAGCAAAGATATTGGAACGTGAAAGTATAATAGAACAATTGCGTTCTGACGAACAGAAACTTCACACCATACGAATTGAACTTGCTACCAAACAAACTGGCAAAGCGGGATTGGAAGCAGCAATTGTAAGACTAGAAAAACAAATTGCAGACTTAAATGCATCTGAAGAAAGTGCTGATGCTAATGAGTTGTTTGTTTTACAGGAACAAATATCAACATCACAATCTGATTTGAGAGTGTTGATTACAGAGAAGGCATACTATGATGCAGCATCGGTTCTTTTAAAAGATACTGGTATCAAGACTAAGATCATCAAGCAGTATCTACCAATCATCAACAAGTTGATTAATAAGTATCTTGCATCACTGGACTTCTTTGTCAATTTTAATCTTGATGAATCTTTCAAAGAAACAATTAAGTCACGCCATCGTGATGATTTTGGTTATCACAACTTCTCTGAAGGTGAGAAGCAGCGTATTGATATGGCACTGATGTTGACTTGGAGAGCAGTAGCAAAACTAAAGAACTCTTCAAGCACCAATCTATTGATATTAGATGAAGTGTTTGATTCGAGTTTAGATACCACAGGCACAGAAGAATTGATGAAGATTCTACATGGTCTTGATGAAGTAAACTTGTTTGTGATTAGCCATAAAGGTGATATACTTCAAGACAAGTTTGCGAATACAATTAAATTTGAGAAAATAAAAAACTTTTCGAGGATAGTAAAATGATAGAGATAAGCGGCCACATGGATAGAGACCGTAAAGCGGTTGTATTCATGGAAGAAGAAACAAAAAAATATATCGTGAAATGTAGAGATGGATTTGGTGTAGAGTATAACGCATCTTTTGTTAATTTAGAATCAGCAGAAAATTTTGCTGAAGAATGGGTACTGGAAAAATGAGTGAGATATTAACGATTGATACCTCTGCAGGTATCCAAACAACAGAGAAACTTGATCCGTTACCACTATTCGGTGAAAACTATGCAATGCTGCACACAGTAATGCCAGAGTATGATCGTGGATTTCCTAATCCGTCTCTGGTGACATTGGCGAAACGATTAAAGATGACAATGAAATTGTATGGTGGTGTTGGTCTATCCGCCAATCAATGTGGCGTATCAGAAAGGATGTTTGTTATAGGTACAGACGAGTTTCAAATGGTATGCTTAAATCCAAAAGTCATTCGACAATCGGAAACACTTGTCAAGAATAAAGAAGGATGTCTTTCTTTTCCTGGATTGTTTATAGGTGTTAATCGACCTGATTGGATTGATGTGGAATATATGGATGAATATGGTATAGTAAAAGAAGGTAGACTTGATGGCGTAAGTGCTCAATGTTTTTTACATGAACTAGAACATCTAAATGGAATTATCTTTATCAGGCATGCTAAACCTGTAGCACTACAGATGGCACGAAAGAAACAAAATAAAACAATCAAAACGATTGTGAGAAAAGCGAAGAATGATAGACAGTTTGCTTGAGAAAGTTGTTGCAACTAATTGTAATGAAGAAACAGTTGCAATTCTTCTTTCTGGTGGGGTTGATTCATTATCGTTAGCATTCACTGCACACCGATTAGGTAAGAAAGTTCATGCGTATACTTTTCACTTAGAAAGTCAACCTACATATGATGCTGAGAAAGCAAAGAGTGCAAGTGATAAGATGGGTTGGGATTGCACAACTATAGTTGTACCAACGAACAATTTAGAAAATGATTTTGAAACACTCCGTAGACAATGGAAGTGTGTTAAGAAAACGCATTATGAATGCACGTTTCCTTTTATGTACATCTATCCTAAAATAGAAGAGACAACTATACTATCTGGAATTGCTGCTGATGGACACTATGGAGTATCAAAGAGAGCATGTATTCATTTCAAACAACCAAAGTCGTTGTTCGATCAATTCCGTCAAGATTACTTTGGGCAATCTAATCCTGCTGGATTAAGTCAACAACTATTACTTGCCGAACATTACAATAAAAAGTTTGTAGCGCCATATCTTGATACTACCATTGTCAATTTCTTCCGACAATACGATTGGTTTGAATTAAACAAACCACATCAGAAGCATCATGTTCTTGCCGCATTTCCAGAGTTTGAAACTATAGGTAAACCTAAGCCACATATTAATCTCCAATTAGGATCAGGTATTGACAAAGCATTTGGAGTTCTGTTACAATCAGATAGAGTAAATGTTAAAAAACGAAAACGCATGTTAGATGTATACCGAGACTGGAAAGATTATGCTGAAGTACGAACACTATTCAATTGATGATGTAAAAAAATCTTCTGCCCGTAAACTGTTTACCGTAGTCAGTACATTTGCTGGTGGTGGTGGCAGTTCGACAGGTTATAGACTTGCTGGTGGCAAAGTGATTGCTATCAATGAGTTTGTGGAAGAAGCAATCAAAACATACTCTACAAATTTCCCAGACACTATAGTAATTCCAGGCGATATCAAGAAGATCAGTGGTAAAGATTTTCTTGATGCTGGTAATTTAGAAGTTGGTGAGTTAGATATACTTGATGGTTCACCGCCATGTTCTGCATTTTCAGTTGCAGGTAAACGTGAAAAGAATTGGAAAGGTGCAGTCAAAGATACTACCGAAAGTCATTTTGATTTTGAAACTGGTGAAGTAATATCTGAAGGTGAAGTCGAAGTTAAAACTGGTGTAAAACAATATTCTGATGATCAGACTGTAGAAGCAATTGAAGATTTATTCTTTGAGTATATTCGTGTAGCAAAAGAGATGCAACCCAAGATTATCATTGCAGAGAATGTCAAAGGCATTACTATGGGTGAGGCCCGTAAAAAACTTTTTGATTTTCAGAATGCATTTGAAAAAATCGAACCAGGTTATCTTGTAACACACCATGTGTTGAATGCTGCTGATTATGGTGTACCACAAGCACGTGAACGATTATTCTTTGTGTGTGTTCGTCAAGATGTTGCTGATGCTGTCGGTATAAACTTTCTAAATTTAGAGTCGATGACTAGACCACCCACACTGTCAAAACACATAGGTATCAAAGATGCTATCGATCATATTGAAAATGATCCAGAAGAAGAAAAAGAACTGTTAGATTTCGTTGAAGGTTCGTTTCAGAAAAAGTTCGTTGAGTTACTACCTTTCAATCCAACTAGACACACTAAACCATCTGACCCAGAGTTTCGTGATAAGAATCCCAAGGGTTCGTGTTTCAATATGATTCGACCAGCGATTCAATTACCATCACCTACATTGACACAAGCAGGTCAACAGAAAGGTGTAAGTGGTGTATTTCACTATGCTAAGAATCGTAAGTTGACAATCAAAGAATTAAAAATACTGATGAGCATTCCAGATGATTATATACTGACTGGAACATTCGATCAGAAAGCAGAACGACTTGGACGTATGGTTGCACCGAAGATGATGGCAGCATTAGCATCAAACATTTATGAAAATATATTGAAGCCCTACAAGGAATCGCTATGACTAAGTTTACATTCGCACAGAGAGAAGAAGGTTTCGATAATCACATAGAACATTCTATTCGTGGTTATAGCAATCTATGGAATGATGTATTGAAGTATTCGGAATACTTTGTTGAAGATGAAGCATCGGTTGTTGATGTTGGTTGCTCAACAGGTAAACTGTTGAAGGCAATGATAGATCAGAACACCTTTGCACCTAAAGCAAACTACTTTGGTATTGAAGTAGAAGAAGATTTCTTTCCTACATATGAAGCAGATGAAAAAGAATTTTCTAATCTTAAATACTTTAAAGGTGATGTTCGTGACTTTGAATTTAAGAATTGTTCTTTGGTAACTTCAATCTTCACTTTGCAATTTATACCTGAGGCCGCAAGAACAAGTGTCATTCGACAAATCTATGATGGCTTAAATCCTGGCGGTGCATTTATCTTTGCTGAGAAAACTGTATCGGAGTGTGCCAGAATAAATGAGATAAGAACTTTTACATACTACGATTACAAACGAGAGCACTTCACATCTGATGATATTCTAAATAAAGAAAGACAGTTGCGCCACATGATGAAGTTGAATACGAGAAATGAGTTAATCAACAAATGTGCCACTGTTGGATTTTGTTTTCAGAAAATAGAATCATTCTGGCAGAACTATGGCTTTGTTGCTTTTATTGCAATAAAATAGAGGGCTTGACAATTAGCGGTACCTATGAGACAATACGTATATTGATTGATTAGGAGAAAAAATGTCAAAATTACAAGAGTTAGTTGACAGAAATGAAATGGATTATCAATTTGCTATTCTTGATATCAAGAATGCAATATCAACCTACGGTATAGATATACTAGCAGAAGTGTTGCCGTCACACCTTATAACCCACTTGACAAATGTCGTGGTCCCAGATACAATGTTAGTTCAATAGTTGATTGGATATCAAATGAGCAACATTCAAAATCAAAAATCAGGTCTAGCAAAATTGCTGGCTACTGAGAATCTTACAATCCAGCATCAAAAAATTTCTACGGCAGCATTCGATCCTAAAAATCGTGTACTCTATTGCCCTATCTGGGAAGATATGTCAGGCGACCTATACGATTTATTGATGGGTCATGAAGTCGGTCACGCATTAGACACACCATCTGACGGTTGGCATGATGCAGTCCACGCTATGGGTAAGAACTATAAAGGGTTCTTAAATGTAGTTGAAGATGCACGTATTGAGAAACGCCAGAAGCGCCGTTACCCTGGCCTTCGTTCATCATTCATCAAAGGTTATGATGAATTAATGAAGCGTGATTTTTTTGGTATCACAGATCGTGATGTTAATACCATGACATTTATTGACCGCTTGAATATTTTTACCAAGTCTGGTTATACAATGGACATTCAATTCACTGATGATGAATTGGTGATGGTTGAAAAAGTTAAAGAATGTGAAACATGGGATGATGTTCTCCGAGTTACCAATGAAGTTTGGGATTACTCTAAAAAAGAACAGCAAGAAAATGAATTGCCTGAAGAGTATGATTACCGTGCTGGTGAATCTGGTGACGGTGATGATTCTGAATCTGGTCAAGGTGACGGTGATACCGAAACTGATGGTGAAGGTGAAGAAGAAAGTAAGTCTAAGGGCAACCTTGATGAAGATGGTGATGAAGCAGAAGGCAAAAGTTCTGGTGATGGTGAAGATGATGAAGATGGTGAAGATGATGAACTAACCGATATCATCAATCGCAACAAAGAATCCACTGGTACTGATGAGGATTTTGAACCAACTTGTGAGACTGATGACAACTTCCGTAAGAATGAATCGTCATTGATTGCTGCTAAGGCACGTGAGTATGTGTATTTAAATATTCCTACGCCAAATCTGCAAAGAATCGTGACACCTGCAAAACGTGTTCAAGAATTGTTGACCGAAGCCTTTGTTGCTCAATGCGGTACTGTAGCATACGGTAGCGGTGCTAACGAATTGTATAATGAGTTCCGTAAAAAGAATGAACGTTATATTTCTTTGTTGGCAAAAGAATTTGAAATGCGTAAAGCAGCATCCAAGTTTGCAAAAGCAAAAGTATCCGAGACTGGTGACATTGACGTAAACAAAATTTACAAGTACCAGATTGATGATAGTATTTTCAAAAAGATTATGCGTGTTCCTAAAGGTAAATCACACGGCATGATGTTGTTGTTAGATAAGTCTGGTTCGATGGCTGGTAATCTTGCTGCATCATACGAACAGATTCTTATTCTTGCAATGTTCTGCCGTAAAGTAAACATTCCTTTTACAGCATACGGTTTTGGTAATGCACGAGGTCTACGTGACTTAGATTATCCACGTGAAAAAAATAGTAACTTTGATGAAGAGGGCAACTTCAAATTTGGTCATAGTTCAGGTTGCTTCAGTGAAAACGTTGGTGAAATTCGTTGTTCAGAAATTTATCTTCGTGAGATGATCAATTCTAAAATGAACAATGCAGAGTTTTCAAAATCAGTAAAGAACATTCTTTGCTTGATGGATGCATGGGCAAATCGTAACGGTTCACGTGGTAAGTTCCTTCGTCCACAATGTGATGCATTATCAAATACACCGATGTCCGAAGCATTGATTGCTATGCAACCAATCATCAAAGAGTTTCGCCGTGCCAATAATCTTGATATTGTAAATACCACAATCGTTCACGATGGTGATGCTGATACGATATGCTGGTTCAATGCACAAAATGCTGAGAAAGCAAAATATTTTGATTCAAACAATCAAAACGTTTTTCTGGTCGATAAGAAAAACAAAGTGCAAGTAAATCTGAAGGCTGGTGAGGATGATGTTCGTGAAGGTATATGTGAGTGGTTGCAGAAAACAACTGGTACCAAGATTGTTGGTTTCTATCTGACACCAATCACCAGTGCTAAGTTGGCATTGAAGCGCCGTATGTTTGCTGATGATTTGAATGCAGTCCGTCACAAGTACCATGAAGCAAATGAAATTCTTGCAAAGTATGTGAAGAAATTGAAGAAAGAAAAGTACCTTGAATCAAAAAATGTAGGTTACGATTCTTTTTATATTTTACCTGCTGGTTCTGATCTGTCAGTTGAAGATGAAGTTTTTGAAGTGAACGGTAAGGCAACAACAGCAACACTTACCAAAGCATTCATGAAATTCAATAAGACCCGTCAGATTAACCGTGTGTTAGTGTCAAGGTTCATAACACAGATAGCAGTTTGATAAGTGCCCGACCACTTGACAAACGGTCGGGTACCATTTATAATGATGTTTCAATAGTTAATTGGAGTTTATATTATGGCTAGTCGTTCCGATGTGCGTAGTAAATTTATTAATGCTCTTATCCTTACAGGTAAGACAACAGTAACCCGTCAAGAAGCAAAAGACCTTGCTAAAAAGTTAGGGTTAGCAAGTCCGCAATGGTTCACAAAAGATGAGACAAACCGCGTAGGTCGTGGTCTGTATCGTGTACCCTCCGCAGTTAATTCGACGGCTCCAGCGCCCGTTATAGAACTCTCAGCACAGGTATTACCTATGTCAAAACCCGTAGAATCTAAGTCTGGTAATCGGATTGCGAATGTGATAACAGAACTTGAGATGGAAGACTTAGTGCCTGTCAAATATAACAACTATGTTCCTTTTGGCAACTTTGAAGATATGTTGTCAATCATACAATCAAAACAGTTCTTCCCTGTCTTTGTCACTGGTCCTTCTGGCAACGGTAAAACAATGTCAATCGAACAGGCTTGTGCCAAAGCAAAACGCAAATTCGTTTGCGTATCAATGACACCAGATACCGATGAGGGTGATCTGCTTGGTAACTATGTTCTGATTAACGGTCAGATGGAATGGCGTGACGGTCCAGTTACTCTTGCGGCCCGCCAAGGTGCTGTACTCTGTATTGATGAGATTGACTACGGCTCAAATAATCTGTCATGCTTACAACGTGTATTTGAAGGTAAACCATTCTTGCTAAAGAAAAAGAATGAGTTAATCACACCTGCTGAAGGCTTTACAGTGTTTGCTACTGCAAATACAAAAGGTAAAGGTTCAGAAGATGGTCGCTATATGTTTACCAATGTTCTGAATGAAGCATTCCTTGAACGTTTCCCAAATACATTCGAACAAGAATGGGCGCCAGCATCAGTTGAGAAAAAAATTGTTGCTAAAGAATTAGAATCTGTCGGTAAAGAAGATAAAGATTTTGCCGATAAACTTGTTTCATGGGCTACAGTAATCCGTAGTACATTTGATGAGGGTGGTTGCGATGAGGTTATTTCAACACGCCGTCTGGTACACATTGTAAAGACCTACGGTATCTTCGGTAATAAATTGAAAGCGATTCAGTTCTGCTTGAATCGTTTTGATACCGATACGAAAGTTACCTTCCTTGATCTGTATACTAAGATTGATGCTGGTGTGGATCCAACAGTGCCTGCACCAACACCAGAAGTAGCAGACCCTTCGGTAGAAGTACCCTTCTAATTCATCATTACCACTTAAACCATTGACACAGGTGCAAGCCTGTGTCATAATTGTATTCTAAAGAGAGATGTATCACCTCTCGATTATTGTGTGATACTAATTATGGAGTTACATTATGTCGGTAACAAAATCTCAAAATGAAAAACTGGTTGAGTTTTTTAAATCAGGTAAAGATATCACTGAAGGTCAAGCCCGTACCCGTTTTGGTGTAGCAAATTTGCCAGCACGTATTGCTGAACTTCGTGCAGAAGGTTATAGCATCTACAAAAACAAAACCAAAAACGGTGCTACAGTATATCGTTTAGGTACACCTAGTCGTGCGATGGTAGCAGCAGCCTACTCATTGATGGGCGCACAAGCATTTGCCTAAATTAGTTTAAAACTTTGCGGAGTGGAGACATATATACTTTGTGTCTCTACTCTTTTTTTATGGATAAATTATGCAATTACAAGTAAATATTGAAGAACTGAGAAAGAACAAACTATTCATAGCAACACCGATGTATGGTGGTATGAATCACGGTCTTTATATGAAATCGTGTCTAGACTTACAAACTGTAATGATACGTTATGGTATTGAAGTGAAGTTTTCCTTTCTTTTCAACGAATCCCTCATCACACGTGCCAGAAATTATTTGGTAGACGAATTTCTCCGCACAGACTTTACACACATGATGTTTATTGACTCGGACATTCACTTTGATCCGAATGATGTTATAGCATTAATGGCACTCGACAAAGATGTTATCGGTGGGCCGTATCCTAAGAAATCTATCAACTGGAATAATATTGCCGAGACTGCACGTAAGAATCCAGACTTGAATCCCAAAGAACTTGAGAATCTTGTTGGTGAATATGTGTTCAACGTTGTTAAAGGCACTCAGCAATTTCAAGTTTCTGAACCACTAGAGGTTATGGAAATTGGCACTGGTCATATGATGATTAAACGTAGTGTATTTGAGAAAATGGAAAAGGAATATCCATCAATCAAATATAAACCAGATCATATTGGTCAGGCACACTTTGATGGTTCACGTTACATTCATGCATACTTTGATACCGTTATTGATACCAAAGATTCTATGATTGGTGGTGGATCGGAACGTTATCTGTCAGAAGATTATATGTTCTGTCAGATGTGGCGTAAGATGGGCGGTCAAATCTATCTGTGTCCGTGGATGAAAACTCAGCACATTGGTACCTACGCATTCACTGGTAATATGCCAGCGGTTGCACAGTATACTGGTAGACTGTAATGGATAAGGATGCTATCAAGGCATCCCAAACAGCAACAACTGGTGGTCGTAAATTTGATGGTGGTAAAATTCGTTATGGTCTTTTACCACCATTAGCATTAAAAGCGACCGCAGATGTTCTGACATTCGGTGCCGAAAAATACGAACCCGGTAATTGGAAACATGTTCCAGATTCAATCAATCGATACTTTGATGCTGCACAAAGACACATGTGGCAATACCAAGAAGGTGAACAGATTGATTCCGATTCTGGTAAACATCACCTAGCACATGCAATTTGCTGCTTGATGTTTTTGTATGAACATGATATACTATATTCTGCAAGTGAAAAACAAACTTAATTATGGAGTAACTGATGAAACTTTCGACAGAAACAATGTCCTTCTTGAAAAACTTTGCCAATATTAATCAGGGCATGCTTTTCAAATCAGGCAAAACAATCCGCACTATCTCAGCACATAAGAACATTCTTGCTGAGGCTGTTATTGGAGAAGATATACCAAAAGAATTTGGTGTGTATGATCTAAATAATTTTCTTTCAATTCTGTCTTTACACAAAGACGATCCAATCATTGAATTCGATGATAGTAATGTTTTAATCTCTGGACTGCAAGGTCGTAGCAAAATCAAATATCGATTCTGTGCTTCCAATATGATAGTTACTCCACCTGACAAGAATTTAGAATTAAACGATCCAGAAATCAAATTCGAATTTGGTGCTGAAGATTTTGATTGGGTTCTTAGATCAGCAAGTATTCTTTCTTCACCACATGTTGCTGTCGAATCTGACGGTACAAAAATCTTTGTTACGGCTTTCGATACTCAAAACGATTCAGCACATACCGAATCACTTGAGGTTTCAACTGGAAGTGGTGCAAAGTATAAAATGATATTTAAAACTGAAAATTTGAAAATGCTTTCTGGCGGTTATTTCGTAACAATATCATCAAAAGGCATCGCTCATTTTAAACACAAAACACTGAATCTTCAGTATTGGATTGCTACTGAAGCAGGCTCAAAATACGAAAAGGCATAACATGGCAAAATTTAAAGAGTTTACCAACGCAGCACCACAATATTTTGGTGATCCCGTCACTATTAACATCGATATAATTTCATCGATATATGAATCAATTGAAGCGAATGCAAACGGAAACTTGAATTCATATACTATACTTTATGGAGTAAATAATATTGATTGGCATGTAAAAGAATCTTATAAACAGGTTCTTGATATTATAAATTCAGACTGATATACTTTATTTTTTTATTATGATTTATGTGAAAGGTTTTCATGGAACATCTTCTGTGGACAGAAAAGTATCGCCCAAAGATAGTAGAAGATTGTATCCTGCCAGAACGATTGAAGATTCCTTTTCAGGAGTACGTCAATCAAAAGCAGATACCGAATCTTCTACTGACTGGTGGGGCGGGTGTAGGCAAGACAACAATAGCGAAAGCAATGTGCAACGAGATAGGTT